TCTAAGTAGAGCAGAGGAGTATTACGATGAAAGCGACACAAAAGCCTGTGGTACTATATCTTATTTACTTTGGGGAGGTAAAGCAGGTAAGAGATATGCAGAGGCTAAATTAAAAGAACTAGGTGAAATAGAATTAGCATCTATGGTAGTAAATGAGGACTTTGCAATCATTGACGATAGATTAGCATACGCGTCAAAAGAAAAGGCTGAGGAAATGGCTAAGAACATAGGTTGTGAGGGAATGCACGAACACGAATACGATGGTCAGACTTGGTATATGCCTTGTGAGTTTCATAACAAAGAAGATTTAGCATATCATAAATGTCCAAAAGGATACAAGAAAAAAGACGGTAAATGTGTTAAAATGGCTGAGGTAGGACCAAGAGGTGGTATACGCAAATCTCCTAAAGCACCTAAGTCTGATACTCCTAATAGAAACCCAAAAGGTAAAGGTACAGCAAAAGGTGATGCCTCAACATCAAGAGGTGCAAAGGTTTCAAAAGCAGATGAGGCTACATTACAAAAAAAGTCAGACGACTTTAATGAAAGATACAAAAAGAAATTAGGGTATGGAGTTACAGTAGGTAAATTAAAGGCAGTATTTCAAAGAGGCTTAGGTGCATTTAATACAAGCCATAGTCCAAAAATTAAATCACCGTCAGCTTGGGCATTTGCAAGGGTTAATGCTTTTTTATACTTAGTTAAGAATGGTAGACCACAAAACGCTAAATATACAGGCGATAATGATTTGCTACCAAAAGGACACCCAAAAAATAAATAATGGCTAGAAAAGTCATTAGAACATATGTAAAACCAAAACGTAAATCACACCCTCACAGCAAAAATGCTAGTGTAGGACAAAAAGGATATAAAAAAAAATATAGAGGTCAAGGCAGATGAAAAAATTTAAAACACCAAGTAAGACAAGTCCAAGAGGTAGTCGTAGAGGTTGTTTGTGCGAAAATGAAACCTACTCAGTAAAATGTTGTAAAGGTTTTATTATCAATCAAGGTATAGGTAAAATTTAAAAATGCAAATATAAATTTAAACACGTTATAGTAATATGAAATCAACAGAAATCTTAAACAAAATCAAGACTTTTTTAGGAGAGGAAGTACAAGAAGAAGCTCAGACTGAAAAAGCATTAGAACTAGCTCAGTTGAAGCTAGAAAATGGAACAGTATTAGAAGCTGAGGCTTTTGAATCAGGAAACGAAATCTTTATTCTTACAGAAGATGAAAAAGTAGCTGTACCTCAAGGTGAGTACCTTATGGAAGATGGCAGAACTTTAGTAGTGCAAGAAGAGGGAGTAATTGAAGAAATTAAAGCAGAAGAACACGAAGAAAAAGAGGAAGAAAAGGAAGAAGAAGAAGTTGAAGCACAATACGTTTCTAAAGAAGAATTTGAATCAGCCGTTGAGGAAATCAAAGGTATGATTAACGAACTTAAGGAAAATAAAGAAGAAATGGCAAAAGTAGAGGAGCAAGTAAAACAAGAACTTAGCGAAACTCCTGCAACTGAGCCAATCGCTCACAATCCTGAAGTAGTAGAAAAGTTTAAAGTAAAATTCTCACAAAATAGAAGAGAAACTACTTTAGATAAGATAATGAAAAAATTAAGTAACAATTAAAATTAAATAAAATGCCAAATCCAACAATTACAGGAAGTAGTTATGCAGGTGAATTTGCAGGAAAGTATATCGCTGCTAGTTTATTCGCAGCCAAAACTTTAGATGAAGCTGCTGTAACTATCTTACCTAACATCAAGTTTAAGGCTGCTATGAAAGTAGGAGCTTTCTCAAATTTAGTAAGAAGTGCAGATTGTGATTTTGATGCAACAACATCAGGACTTACACTTACTGAAAAAGTATTAACACCTACTGAATTACAGGTAAATTTACAGATTTGTAAAAAAGAATTACATTCTGACTGGGAAGCTGCTCAAATGGGCTTTAGTGCTTTCGATAACCTACCTCCGTTATTCTCTGACTTTGTAATCGCTAGAGTAGCAGCAGAAGTTGCACAAGCAACTGAAAACTCTATCTGGGGTGGTGCAGCAGGAGAGGGTAACTTTGACGGTTTCAAAACACTTTTACAAGCTGACTCAGACGTAATTGACGTTACAGGAACATCAGTTACTGGTTCTAATGTTATTGCAGAGCTAAATAAAATTGTAGAAGCAATACCAAGTGGAGTTTACGGAAGTGATGACTTAGTATTATATGTATCAACAGCTATTGCTAAGGCTTATATCCAAGCACAAGCTGCTTTAGGTTATAGAGAGTTATACAACGTAGGACAAACTGAAATGAACTTTCAAGGTATTCCAATGTTTGTAACAGCAGGACTTAACACTAACAATGCAGTTGCAGCAAGAAAATCAAACTTATATTTCGGAACTGGTCTGTTGAATGACAGAAACGAAGTTAAAGTTATTGATATGGCTGATATAGATGGGTCTCAAAACGTAAGAGTAGTTATGAGATATACAGCAGGAGTGCAGCATGGTATCGGTAGTGATATTGTATTATACTCTTAATAAAATAAATTGACTAACAAATAGAGGGGTAGGTGGTTTTCTACCTACCCTTTTTTAATAAAATAAAGATATGGCTTGTATATTAACAAAAGGTAGAGGTTTACCCTGTAAGTCAGGAGTAGGTGGCTTAAAGGCTGTTTACTTTGTTGATTATGGTGGTCTTGGAGCTTTGACTACATCTGGTGGTGAAGTATCAGCATTTGGAGGAAGTCCAACGCTTATGAAGTTTGACATCAAAGGAACATCCACACTTGACACTACTGTAACCTCATCAAGAGAAAACGGAACTACTTTCTATGAATCAAGTTTAGTATTGAACTTGACATTCCAAGAAAAACAAACATCAGAAGAAATTAAATTATTAGCAGTTGCAAGACCACAAATCATTGTTGCAGATTATAATGGTAATTTCTTTTTATTAGGTGAAGACCATGGATGCGAACTAACAACAGGTACTTTTAGTAGTGGCGCTGCTATGGGTGATATGAGTGGTTATTCATTGACATTTGTTTCACAAGAAACAGACCCACCATTATTCGTACAAAAATCTGTAATAGATGGTGCAAATGAGGGAACTCAGATAACACCAAATTAAAATTAATTTTGTATATTTGAACTTGTAGAGTTTTCATAATGTAAATTAGTTTAGTTTTGAAAGGGGAGTTTTTTAACTCCTCTTTTTTTATGCGAATTTTTATTTCGTGTATATGTATTTAGTTTGCAGTATTATTAATTTTAAAACTTAAATATTTTCAAAACAATTTTAATTAAATCAAACAATACTACTTTATTCGATTATAAAGTAAGTACATTACAAGAGTATCAAAAAGCAGTAAAAGGAGACATAGCAAGAGTAGAAATACCAAACACTAAAGATTTTATGTACTTAAACGAGAGTGGATGGAGTTATGCACCTAATGTATATGCAAGTGCCTTAGCAGGTAGAATTATATACGGAGATGTTTTACTGTTCGCAGAAAAAGATAGTGATAGTATAGACTATTTAATATCTTTATCTGGTATTACGTTATAGGGTTAGTGTAATAGGTAGCACAGCTAATTGACCTCTGCTAATAAAAGTAATTAATTTATTAGTACGTGTTAAACAACAACAAACGGAATATAGTACTCACTATTCTTAGTAATTGGTTAGCAAGTAAAGTTCGAGTCTTTACCCTACAAAATTGGGAGGTTTATGCCTCCCTTTTTTTTTGCTTACAGAGAAGAAGTGTTAAAGAAATGTTAAAATTATGTTAAAGTGTATATAGGGTATTGTTTTATTAACATTTGTTCGTATTTTTGATGTGTAGTTAATTCTACAATGTTCTTTAAAATATCGAAAAGCGTTATCAATAATAGAATAGTTTAATTGTTCAACTATCTTAGAGGTAAATATGAATTGTTAGTGTAAATGAAAAGTAGCTAACCATATTGAAAGCGTTGTCTTAGGAGTATGAAAATGTATTGTTGGTGTAAGATTAATTGGTGTTTCAATCGCACAGGGTCTAGTTTTTATGTTTGACTATTATCACGTCAAGGCAAAAAATAAAATCACATTTTAATCTTTTTTAAATGAAATGTAACCAACCTCAGTAAAAAAGTAAGACTAGATATTTTAAAAATGTTCTTTAAAATACTGAAAATAATTACCCTAGAGCTTTAAATGGAGGCTTAGTTGTAGCAATACAGAAATTTTTCTAAGTGGGATTTCGTAACTAAAGTGACTCACATGGGGCCGGGTTTCCTACAGGAGAGTCTACTCCAAATAGGAATATAAAGATGAATGGAGCGAAAGGTTTGTTTGAACTGTATCGACTGGGCGTTGCGGCGTAAGTACAGTTAGAACCAAGTAGCATAAGCCACAGTATGGTCGTGGCGAGGTATTACGGAAGACCAACACGTAGTCGTACCTAAATTCTCATCCTGGGTAATTAATTTTAGAATGTTCTTTAAAATATTGAAAGTTAAATAAGGAAATTTGTCTACATAGCGATATGTATGAGAAGCGAGTAATAGTGTCTGAGATAGTGGCATTAATATTTGAGAAATGGATACTGAGACGGAGGTGCGAATCCTTCACGCCCTGAGTAAGGGGGTTAGTGTTAGCAGACGAACACGCAGATAATTATATGAGTTTAAGCTCATTACTTAAGCAAGATTATAATTTCGAAATTTCAAAAGAATATACTCGGACAACGGACACTAAAGGGACAACCCAAGTGTTAAAGACTCAGAAGTGTAACTAGCAAGTCGCATAGCTGGGAGGTTAGAAAAGATGATGCGCATCTTGATAACTTACTGGAGCGCCTAACTTATTTAACATTCATTAAATAACCCTCGCAGATATGTGGGGGTTTTTTTATACACAAAATCTAAAGTTTGTACGTTATATAAGTATGAAACATTTAACTACATCTGCTTCAGCACAAACTCTAAAAATAATTCCTAGAAGTTATGCTAGTACAGTTAGTATGATACTAAGAGACGATTCTACAAACACCTCAACAACATACAGTAGCATAAGCACCTCAACAGACAAAAACTATTTAGTAATCTCACAAGCACTAAATCCTATATTAGTAGAGGGTAGGTTTTATGATATGACTGTAAAAGAGGGCAGTAGCGTAATATACAAAGACAAAATATTTTGTACTAATCAAACTATTTCTAGTTACTCTGTTAATAGTGGTGAATACACAGTACCAACAGGAAATGATAAGTACGATAACGATTATATAATTATATGAAAAATAAATCAGATTTAAGTATTGTTAATTTAAGCACTTATACTTCTCCACAGGTTAAGGAAGTAAGAGGCAAAGACTTTATTGAATACGGAGAAGATAACATGTACTTTCAATACTTAATAGACAGATATAACGGTAGTCCTACCAACAATGCTATTATAAATGGTGTTAGTGAAATGATTTACGGTAAAGGCTTAGATGCGACTAACTCTAACAAGAAACCAAACGAGTACGCACAAATGATGAGCTTGTTTAAAAAAGATTGTGTAAGAAAATTATGCTATGACTTAAAACTTATGGGACAATGTGCTGTACAAGTAATCTACTCAAAAGACAGAACCAAAATAGTACAGTTAGAGCATATGCCTATTGAAACATTAAGAGCTGAGAAATGCGATGAAAAAGGAGAAGTAAACGCTTATTTTTACTTTAGTGATTGGAGCAAGTATAAGCGAGGTAATGAGTTAAAACGTATTCCTGCCTTTAAAAAGTCTAAAGAGGCGTTAGAGATACTTTATATTAAGCCATACAGGGCAGGTTTTAAGTATTATAGTCCAGTAGATTATCAAGGTGGCACACAATACGCAGAGTTAGAAGAAGAAATATCTAACTATCACTTAAACAACATTATGAATGGTCTAGCTCCAAGTATGCTGATAAATTTTAACAATGGCACACCTGACCCTGAGCAAAGAGAAATGATAGAAAGACGTATCTATGACAAGTTCTCAGGTAGTTCTAATGCAGGTAAATTCATTCTAGCGTTTAACGATAACCCAGAACAAGCTGCAAGTATAGAGCCTGTACAGTTAAGTGATGCACACCAACAATATCAGTTTCTTAGTGATGAGAGTTCTAAAAAGATAATGGTATCTCATAGGGTAGTAAGTCCTATGTTGTTTGGTATCAAAGATAGTACAGGTCTTGGCAATAACGCTGACGAATTAAAAACAGCATCTATACTATTTGACAACCTTGTAATCAAAGGCTTTCAAAATCTTTTAATTGATGCTTTTGACCAAATACTAGCCTACAATGACATAGCTCTAAATTTATATTTTAAAACACTACAACCTCTTGAATTTACTGACTTAGAAAATGTAGAAGATGAAGAAACAAAAGAAGAAGAAACAGGAGTTAAGTTAAGTAAAGAATCAAACAAATTACTTGAAGAGTTTATAGGTAAAGGACAAAATGAAGAAGAATTATTAGA